CTCATTTTTCATTAGTACCGATTACATCGGATTTGTCTAAAGCCCTAACTGCTGGACCAGCGAAAGCTGCAACTATTACAGCTAGTGCTGGATCTAAACCTAATTCATTACTTGCTAAAAATGTTAAGAAAGATACTAATACCCCACGTGCATAGGATTTTAGTATGGCTTTTTGTTTCTTGCTTATCTTCATATTTTGCCCCCTAGTAGTGGTATATCGAACTCTCTGCCGTCTTTGTCGCCTAATTTTGTAAAGCTGATATGGATGTGTTTTGTATGCTTGTTAAAACCCTTGTACTTACGCCACTTAAAATTAAGTATCCTGCTAGCAATCATGCCATTATGAATTACGTAAGATATACGCTTATCGGTTTTCGCACATTTTCTGATCTGGTCAGCCAGATATATTGAGATCCCTTCGGATGAATCCAGGCGAGAATCAACATCAATGGCTCGGACACACCCAGATTTGTCTGGATTATGATCCGATTTGGTGGCGCTATGACGAGCATCACCAATCCACCCATCACTGGTAGAGCGGCGATCTGGATACCAGGTATCAATTTGATCTCTAAGCTGTTCGCCAGCTTTACAAAGCCAAGGCTTCAACCCAGTTTCCTATCTCTTCATCCCAACGCCATTTACCATCATTAGGTCTAGGTGTTGGTGGTTGCCAATCAAAATTTTCATCTAACGACCAAGATGGATAAGGTTGTTGTGAAATAAATACATCCACAACTGCATCATATTTATACCCAATACCTGCGTATTGTTTTCTAATTCGGTTGTTGTAACTTGTACGCTTGCATACTTGATTTCTAAAATTGCCATACCAAGTTTCAGTATCTAATCCTTCTATCAATTCAGTTTCATCTATACCTACTATTACTTCGGTTACTATATTGTTTTCATCTAAAAATGCGTAATGTGCCATTATGCCCAACTCACATTTCCAGTACCAGCGGTAATTGTTGCTCTCTTATAGCCACCACTTGGCGAACTTTCTGTACCAGTTAATCCAACACCGATTGTTATTGTTTTCGTATCTGGGTATCTTAAAATTACTACACCTGAACCGCCTGCGCCGCCATTTCCAAACAATTTACCACCGCCGCCACCGCCGCCACCAGTATTAGCAGTTCCAGCACTACCGGCAACACCAGAACCGTCACCACCATTTCCGCCGCCACCTGAACCGCCAGTTCCAGCACCGGCACCACCGCCACCGCCGCCACCGCCGCCAGCATAAGTTACTGATGAACCACTTATTGAGGTAGCAACACCGGTACCACCATTTCCGCCGCTTCCACCTACGCCGCCACCATTTGCGCCAGTACCACCGGCACCACCGCCACCTGCGCCGTTTGTATTATTACCAGCAACTCCGTTACCACCTGCGTAACCTTGATTAGCGGTTCCAGCATAACCATTGACACCTGATGCACCTCCACCACCTGAGCCGCCAGTTGAGCCATTAGCAGTTTGATAGGTGCTACCTTTTCCCCCACCGCTTGAAGTAATAGTCGCAAAAACCGAATCATTACCTTGTCCACCAGCACCAGGTGGGTTACCAACACCGCCAGCACCACCAGCACCAACTGTTACTGTGTAATTTGTTGATGGAGATAATGATAAAACGGACTCTAAACTTCCTCCGCCACCTGTTGCAGTTACAGTAGAACGCAAACCACCTGCACCACCACCGCCTGACCAATCACCACCTGCACCACCACCGCCAGCGACTACTAAATAATCAACTGAAATAGTTGGTGGTGCTTGCAGTTGAGTAATTGCAGAAATTATATTTAACATTTATTCAATAGCTCCTATTACATACCAAGCATTAGCAGCTGTCTTAATACACACTGCAGATTTGTATTGTGGCAAAGTTGGTGATGCTGCAACTGCGCCAGCACTTAATACTGTTGTGGTACCTGATGTAACTGCTTTAATAGTTACTAAATTTGTTGCCTGATTTAACACAGTAATAACAGTACCTACTGGAAAATTATATGTAGCATCTGTAGGTATTAAAAAATCAGCAGCTGTAGATTTGTTCATCGGTATTAACTGTTGGTACTCATCTCCGCTACCTACTGTATAATCAGCAGTCTTAGCAGTCTGTACTGTAAAGGCTGGTAATCCATTCCACATAGCGGAAGTTACTACATCACCTGTTGCGCCTGGCCATGTTGACATTTATTCTCCTTAGTAAGATAATACGTTCTGATCTAGTACTCCATAATTAGCGTTACCAATTATGAACCCATCGATCACTGGCTCTAGTGTAGTGAATACCACTCGGAAACTGCCTGGAGTGATAAAGTTTCGTACACCAAATATCTGTAATGTTTTCTCTAATACAGAACCACCTGGCTGGGTAGTCTTGACTGTAATAGGGTCGAAAAACTCTAATTCTAGTGCGGCTATTATACCTGAGTTGTAGTTAGGGGTATAAAGATCAAGCTCTATAGCATCGCATCGGATGGAGGTTTCAGCCCTACTTGCCACATAAGCCCTGGCGTAATCATCGGCTACCGCATCTGTCTGCATAAGTAGGCCATCTAAGAAGTAACTGTGTAGAAAGTACTTATCGATAGAGGCCTGGTTAGTGGCTACCTGGGCAGTACCGCCTGATCTAGTGATAGTGGCCTTATTGAAGATTAGAGTATCGTTTAAGATCCAAGCCACATTCTTATATTCAATACCTGATCCATCATCTGCAAAGACTGTAGGGGTAGCAGCAATAGATCCCACAGTTACTGACCTATCTTGGAATACAAACTCACCATCGGCATCTACATAAAATGCGCCATACTCTGATTGTGTAACAGTCTGTAATGCAGCTAAGGCTGTACGAGCTGTGCCAGGATCTGCCTGCATAGTAGTTAGGCCTGCATCAATATCACGCATAGATTGTGGCCAGTCGATTTCATCTAATATCTCATTAATACGAGTACCTGATAAATCACCAGCAGTAGCACCTGTAACAGTGCTTATCTGGGCATTATAAGCAAGTCTAAAGGCATCTACAGCCTGGATAGTAGTATAGGTTACATCTTCTGATTCTTTAGGATAGGTAGTTACATAGCTTGTAATAAAGCCTGAGAATATAGGATAGGTAATAGAATTATAGGTAGCAGTAATCTGCACCTTCTTCATAGGTGTTAAGTATGTGTAATACGGACTAGATGTATTCTGTGGGTTGAAATCGCCATTCTGATCTATGATGCGAAGAGATAGTGTGCCTGTCTGAAACTCATCGCTTAATGGGTTGCGACCTCTGGCAGTTTCTATCTTGTCTATTTGATTTGATACATCGACAATTACAGCTGTGCTATCTGCTAATACGTTTGTGCCTAAAATACCTGATCCGATAAGAAAGGCCTGTGCGAATGATGGCCCAGTACTAAAGTTAATTACTGCATTTATTGTAGGTACAGGCATTATAGACCGCCAGCGATGCCATAAGATACGCCAGACTTCTGGGCTATCTGTAAACTCTCTGCTATTAGTGCTGCGAATCTATCGCCTGTAGCAGCTGTATCTACAGTTATTCTTAAGTCAGCTGATTCACCACGTCTAGCAAAGCTAGGATCGAATATGCTACCACCAGTTAATACCTCATTAAGATCTGTGTATTTTTGACCATAGGCTAATGTGTCGGCTGCTTGTTTTGTTTTACCGCCCATGCCAGCCAAAGGTAATAAACCACTTGCAGCACCTTGCATAGCAGTTAATGCAGCTAGTATCTGTAAAGCATCCATGCCTAAATCTTTATTCTCACCCATTCTAAACTTGGCTGGATCAAATCTACCCATAGCATCTGCGGCATCTTGGGCGGCTTTAGCCAACTTCTTTAACTGTTCAGCTGCTTCTAACTCTGCTAATGCCTTTTTGCCTAACGCATCATCATTTTTGGCAATAGCGATTAAGCCATCTAGTCGCCTTTTAGTTTCTTCGTCTGTGGCTTCATTACGTGCTTTCTGTAAGCCAATTAACTCTAAATCAAATTTTTCTTTTAGTTTGTCTAATTCAGTTTTCTTCTTTAATATCTCATATTCTTCTTTGCGTTTACCAGTAGACAAAGCAATAATTCTAGCCTCTAATCTTCTATTGATAATACGTGCTCTGGCTAATGCACTGTTTTCTTCTGGACTTAATTGTCTAGCACTTGTAGCAGCGCCAAGGACTGCGCTTCCGCCAACAATAGTAAAGGCAGCCGCCACAGCTTTAGGGCTTTTACTAGCAATAGCGATGGCTAATAAACCAGCCTTGAATGTAGGATTACTTACTAAGTCAGTAAAACCTTTAGTTAATTTGGCTATCTCTCTAATGGCATAAGCTATATTGTCGCCTAAGTTTTCAAAATCTGTGGCAAGGGTAGCGACAGAACTATCTTTGCTTAAGATTTCTAATGCATCTACTAAGCCTCGGCCAATAGATTTAGTGGCTTCATCTGCGCCTTTTTTAAGCACATCCATCTTGCCTGCATAAGTATCTAATCTGGCCGATGCTTGACCTGAGAATTTCTTTTCTAGGGCTTCCATGATTTTATTCATGTCGCCAGTTTTAATTATGTTTGCATCTATACCAGTGTTTAATCCTTCAATTGCTTTAGTTTTACCTCTAATACCTGCGGCTAAAGCCCCTACCACAGTATCTAAACTTTCGCCAGTACCAGCACTTGTATTTAATGCAGCCTCTAGTGTGCGCTGTGATAGCCCAACTGATCTAGTAAGGTTTAAGAATGTTTGAAATGGTTTGCGTAAGTCTGTAAGTATTGCGTATGTTTTTTCTAAGCCTTTTATGTAATCTTCTACCTCTGTAACTCTAAATGCGTTGCCAGTATTTTCTAATTGTAACTGTAATGATTTGGCTGCGGCTTCATCATCGGAAAATGCTTTAATGGCTTTCTTACTAAACGCTACTAATGCAGCGCCACTAAATGCAACGCCAAAGGTACGTGCAAAACTCTTTACACGCTTTTCAAATACGTTTACATCTTGCTGGGCTTTTTTAAGCGCTTTACCATTCCAGGTAGCGAGTGCGGATACGACTACATTGGCCACTATGCCACCTTCTTCATTTCAGTAGTGTCATTAAAGTAATCAGCGCCCGCTTTGATTGCATCTAAAATAGCATCATAAATTCTAGGACTATCTTTAGCCCAAGCCTTGTAAATTAATCGGCCTGATCCTTTGCGACCAGCACTTCTGACATCTTTAATCTTTGGCTGTTTAGTAAGTTCTGGTAAGTCAGTAACAAACTGGTATCCTGCAAATGGATTATTAGAATCGTATCTAGCTGTAGATCTGCTCTTACGTCTAGCAGTACCAGCTTGCTTGAATGCCATTGTGCCACCACCAGGATTAATAGATGTAAATGGCGCTCTACCTTGTGGGTTTAATCGGCCTGCGGTTTCGTAAATACGACCAGCTGCGCTGATATTGTAAACGTAATTCTCAACTTGAAAACCATTTTTAAATCTTCTGTTTTGGCCTTCTTTGTAACCTATGCCGCCTTTTACATTATTGGCATCATATTTTGGGAATGGTCGATAATCTATACTCGATGATATTGGTTTAGACCAGCCAGATAGTACTTCTGTATTAGCAGGTACATAACCTTTAGCGGTAGCTTCTACCTGGCGCATTAATGGATTAATAGCAGTTTTAATGCGAGCATAGAGATCTTCATCGATAAAGCTAAGGCCTTTCATGACCTCTTTAACGCCTACGACCTCGGCTGGCATTTTTAATCTCCTTAGCTCTATCAACCAATACTTTAACCATTGCTTGATACATTTCCGAGTCCATATTAATAAACTCGCTAGGCGGAATCCCAGTTTCTATAGCCATCTGTGCGATGCCGTAAAGGATAGAATCCCGCTGTGTTATTTTTTTTCTTCGTCTAATACCTCGACAGTTTCTAGGCTGTCTATAAATTCCACGTTAAATAAAGGTACTTGAGCACCTGATCTGCGCAAGCACTCCCAAGCTAACCAATAAATGTGGGTTTGCTGTTCATGCTCACGCAGCATCTTGCTAATACCTGCACCATATTTCAATTCGAAAGCGTATTCGACACCTGGTGTTATCTTATGTTCTGTGACTTCACCAGTAGCCCTAGTAATCTTTAGCTTTGCCATTGTTACTCCTTAATTAGAACGCCACTGTAGGCGATACTGTGATTACGGAGTTTACAGTAAATGTAATGCTAGATGTAGCAATTTCGGCTACTCCAGCTGATCCGATCGGAGTTAGGTTATTTACTAGGATTGAGAACTGGTAGGTAGGGTTAGCAGCTGATACAGCTGTTCCTTTTACTGTAATTACTGATACAGCTAGAGTCTTGCCAAATGCATCATTTAGAGTCTGGCTAATCTCAGTATTTGCCCAGTCGTTCATAAAGTCGATTGTAAATGTGCCTGATTGTAGACCTGCTACGAATCGGTGAGCGGTATCACCCATCGCAGTAATCTCTAGCTCATCTACGATTTGGTTGATAACAGCGCTAGATACTAGGTCGCTAATATCAATAGATGGTGTAGTAGGCGCAGCGTTGGTCGCTAGCTTGACGCCCACGTTATTGTTTAAGTAAATTGCCACTGTTATTCCTCTTCCTTTTTAGGTTGTGCTTTTTCTTTTGGTGCTTCTTTTATTTGGCCTGTCTTTATTAAGAAGGCTAAATCTTCTTCTTTGCTCATAATTAACTCCAGCTCGTTAGGATTGATACTGTTATTTCAGACACCAATAAATCGCCACTTTGAGCGCTTACGATTGCTGGAGCTGAAATGCTTGATATATTAAGTGTCAGCGCTGACGCTGCTAACTTTGTTACTACGGCTACTATGTAATCTTCCATACCAGCCAAATTACCCTGGTTATCTAACGCAGGTTTAGTGATTAAGATTCTAAAGTTTGCTAAAGGTAATACTGTTACATGATCGTTATTGCTTGGCACTATGTAAGGATCGCCAGGGGTGATCGCTACTGCATTGGCAAGTAATGTAGCTGGTGGAAATGCAAATACTGACCACACGCCAGCATTAGTAAGATCTGTGGCTAGTGTGCTACGTAGTGTGGTAATCGCAGCTGGCATATTAACCTACCAGTGATGCAGGTGCTGAATATGGCT